AGGTGATTTTGGTGTCTATTCAACTAAGGTACTCGAATACTTTCAAAAAGTATATCTACCAAAAAAAGTTATAGATAAGTGGTCAAACCCTTTTTGGAATCCAGTTCCATTGAATGATGTTGAAATGTATTTTCCTGAATTGATTAGTAGTACATCCCATTTTGGCCAAATTAAGGAAGTCTCCACACTATCGTTGACGGCAGATTCAAGCACGTTACATATAGACCACACTATAGGTAAAAACGCTGGTGTTATGGCTAGATTAAATATTCCAATACTAAATTGTGAAGGATCGTATACTGCTTTTTTTGATATGTCACCTGAAGAATTCAATAAACATCAAGAAACCCCCGGTGGCACAAAATACTGGCCAAATGAAATGAGAAATACACTGAAACCCACCACATCGGTGGAACTAATACAACCTACGATACTGAGGACATCAAGTCCACACACAGTTTTTTGCAAAACCAATAAATTTCCTAGAATATCATTGACAATTTCTTTCAAAGATGATATAATTAGATTCCTAGATGAACAAAAAAATTATGTTTAATTATTGCCCACCAAAAGTCCTTGCTGACCTAAAATCCCAAACCTTTCCAGACGGTAAACGTTATTATACCTTAGAAGACGGTACTCGTTTACCATCGGTCACCACGGTACTTGGTGCACAAAAGAAGGCCGCAATCTTTGAATGGCGTAAGCGTGTCGGTGAGGAAGAAGCCAATCGTATCAGTAAACAGGCCACATCACGTGGAACGAACGTCCACACGATTTGTGAGAACTACTTGAACAACAAAGTAGATTACATGCGTGGAATCATGCCTGATGCGTTGGAATACTTCCTGTCTATCAAACCATATCTTAATAAGATTAACAACATCCATTATCAGGAAGCGGCACTATGGTCTAAACAACTAGGGATGGCCGGCCGTGTGGATTGTATCGCTGAGTATGAAGGTGAGTTGGCAGTCATTGATTTTAAGACTGCATCCAGACCAAAATCAAGAGATTCCATCATGGATTACTTCTGGCAAACCACAGCATACAGTCTCATGTATGAAGAATTAATTGGTATTCCGATAAATAACCTAATAATCATCATGGCCGTGAAGGATTCCGAACCATTGATTTTCAAGGAAAAGACTGGTGACCACATCGATGGATTGGTTGAAGCAATACATTATTACCAGAAAACGCTTGACAAGTCTAAAACTTTCTGATAGGATACGAGACATGAAGAAACTTATTACTTTATTTCTATTTGCAACTTTAGCGACCGCAGCATCTGCACAACACCGTTGTTGTTATCGTTACGGTCCCGGATTCGGTTGGGTAGCACCTGCCGTTGTGGGTGGTGTAATTGGTTATGAATTGGCACAACCTAAAACTGTGATTATTGAACAACCACCTGTGTATGTGCAACAACCAGTTGTGCAAGCACCACCACTAGGTTATCACTGGCAAGAAATGATTGACCCTCAAACAAACACTAAAAAGATTGTATTGGTACCAAATCAATGAAAGTCAAAAAATTAGTTCAAAAATTAAACCGTGCCGAGTTTCAACATAATCTCGACAAGGCAAAGAAACTCTGGATGAAATTGTTAAAGAAATCATTCAAAGGTAAGCACACCGAATCGGTGCGCTAATAATGATAGTAAACTTGGTATAAGAAAAGTGTTCTGGACGCGGGTTCGACTCCCGCCAGGTCCACCAGAAGTAATATTGGATAGCGATGTAGCCGTAAGGTCAAGAGATAACTTCAAAGATTCGCTTATAAACTGTATTCCAGTATTACTCCTAATGGGCCTGCCATGGTTTCGACAGGGTAAAGAGTAAGATATTCAGGCTATCCGTCAGAGTTGACGTAAACACTAAATCAAAAATAAACGCAAACGATGAACGTTTCTTGATGGCTGCGTAAGCACCGTCTGGGGTTTCGCCAACTGTCCTTATTAACCAATCAGTTGGCATTTAATTTTAACTTAAAGGAGTTTTTTAATGAAGAAGTTAGTTCTATTGGCCACTTTGATGGCTGCATTTGGAGTTGCATCGGCCGTTGAAGTTGGTGTTAATGGTTCTATCGACAACTACAGCAAGAATGACCGCACTGGTTATGGTTTGACTGTTGGCCAACATTTTGGCAAGTTCAGTGTTACCGCTGAAGCTGACCGTGAAGCCAAACGTGATTTGAACAAGTTCAGCGCAGTCGCTGGTTATGATGTTTTGACTTTGGGTTCAGCAACTCTGACTGCTAAGGCTGGTCTAGGTTACTTGGACAAGACTGGTGTTAAAGGCAATGAGCACTATGTTGCTCTAGTTGGTGCAGGTGTTTCTGTTCCAGTTACTAAATCATTGGCTTTGACTGTTGATTATCGTTATCAAGACGGTGACCGTAAAGTCAAATTGTATGACGGCAATACTGTTGCTGTAGGTGCAAAGTTCTCTTTCTAAGAGTCCTATAAGTTTCGGTGGGTTCTTACAAAACCCACCTTTTTCAACTGGAGAATTCAATGCGAAGTAAACTCATACTTTTAGCAGTATTCTTTTCAGCAATCATCTTGATGGTTTCTTGTATCAACGTTGATACTTATAACCTGCCTTTTAAGACCACATACAATGCGTTACCTGATGACACTAAAGTCCAAGTAACTTGTTTGGCACAAAATATTTACCATGAAGCCGCTTATGAACCTATTGAGGGTCAGAAGGCCGTTGCTTTCGTAACTATTAACCGTGTGCAATCTGGATATGCAGACACTATCTGCTCCGTGGTCAAACAGAAGACTGGTAAAACCTGTCAGTTTTCTTGGTATTGCGAAAAGAAGAATGGAAAAGGCTTGACAATACATGACGAAAAGTTATATAATGAAATTTTGGAACTCGCTACAAACTTAATTGTAAACTACGAGAGGCAGAACGATGTTACTGAAGGTTCGACATACTATCATGCGGATTACGTCCATCCTGGATGGCGTCACTTGGAGAAAGTCAAACAAATCGGAAGACACATCTTCTACCGTTCCGAAAGAGACTCAATTGATAGAAACAAGGAAATCATTTAACATGGAAAACCAAGATTCACATATGAAAATTGTTGTTACCTCATTGGTGTGTATCACCATTATTGTTGTATCGGTAATCATTAGTGGTTATTTGTCAAATACAAATGATCGAAACAACATGGCAAAGAACATGGACACCGCCATTCAAAAAGGTATTGATCCCATCTCTGTTAAGTGTGCGTATGCAACACAAGCCGATAACCTTTGCATGGTTTATGCATTGAAGGTCAAATAATGCCAAGTAAAGATGAAATCCGTGAATTTTCTTTGAAAGTTGAAGAGATTGCCGAACAATACGGTGTTCATTGTATGGACGCAATCATTCAAATATGTGAAGAATCTGGTATTGAAATTGAGGTGGCTGCCACATTGATTTCATCACACCTTAAAGCACGTATCAAAGAAGAAGCACAATCAGTTAACCTAATCAAAAAAGCATCTAAGTTGCCTTTGTAATAAATAGGTGTAGGTCACGATATTACCAGTATCTACCTACTCTAACATTGTAAAGGAATGTCAGCATGGATATTTATTCTATCTATAAAGCCACTAATATTGTAAATGGAAAAGTTTACATTGGTTTTGATTCTTCTTGGCCTAGCCGAAAATATAAACATAAACAAAGAAGTTTGAATGGAAAACAATCTTTGTATTGTGCCATAAGAAAATATGGTTGGGATAATATCGTTTGGGAAGTCATATATCAATCTAAGGATGCAGAACATTGTTTGTCTGTAATGGAACCATACTTCATAAAAGAATATAATTCTTATGAAAACGGGTATAATATGACAATTGGTGGTGATGGCTCTATTGGTTATAAACATACAAGTGAAATGAAGAAATACCTTTCTGAAATTAGAATGGGAATATCACACAAACACACTGAAGAAACCAAATTGAAAATGAGTGCTTCTAGAAAGGGCATAAGAAGAACCGAAGAAGTTATTTCAAATATGGGTAAAAAATATTTGATAACATACCCTTCTGGCGAAATCGTTTCAATTAAAAATCTGAATAAATTTTGTAGAGAAAATAACTTAGATTGTGGACATATGGTATCTATAGCCAAAGGTTTAAGAAAAAGTCATAAACGATATAAATGTGAATATGAATGACAACACCGGATTTGAAGCATTTTGTATGTATAATGCTTTGAAGTTACACTTTACATCATCAAGTTATGATGTTTTCAAATATAATTGGAAAACAAATGTTTCCACCAACACTTTCATGAAAAGAAAAGACAAATACCAGTTCTATAAGATTTCCAGAAAATACGGAAAAGATGATTTAAGGGACTTTTTTGTTTCAAATTTTGTTCACGGCGAATCTAACTGGATTGGCGACATGTTATCGGCAGAAGGTGAAAAATGGTACACAAAACATAAAAAAGTTAACCAAAGCTTGACATATGTCTTTGAAAATGATATACTTGGTCTTGTTGGAAATGATGCACCAGAACAAATGTTGATTGTCAACGATGGTCAACATCCAACCTTACTTCGTGAGGTGATGTCAGGTACAATTTCTATGGAAACTTTGTGTATACTTAATGATATTATGAACTTCTTTCCCATGTGGGACCGTAAAATCAATGATGATATTATCTGGCCTAATTGGAGATTGAAGTGTGAAAAGTATGCACCATTTATCCATTATGACAAAGTTAAATTCAAAAACATACTTAAAGAAGTGATACTAGAACATGCGTAAATTTACCAAAATCTATCTTGATATGGACGGTGTAATTGCCGATTTTCATAAACGTTATCATGAAATTCATAATACAAGTCCATCAAGTGATGATGCCCGTAAACGTTTTGGTCAACGCTTTGCTGCATTTATTCAAAATAAAGAGTTTCAGAACCTCGATATGATGCCTGATGCTAATGTATTGTTGACTTATCTCAATCGTTGTGGTGTTCCTGTAGAGATTCTATCTTCTACTGCACGACCAATTAACAATGCAGAAATTTCTCGTCAAAAAGAAGTTTGGCTTGGTAAACACAACATCAACTATCCTGCAAACTTTGTACCTGGTAAATCACTAAAGTACAAATTTGCCGATGAAAATTCCATTATCATTGATGACACTCCCTCTGTCATTGAAGATTGGAACAAAGCAGGTGGTACTGGCATTCTTCACACAGATGCCTTGACAACCATCTCCATATTAGATACACTTTTACGTGTATAAATATGGTTATATTATGTACAATGTGGACAATCCGTTTTAATTTTAATACTCCGTTCTATAAGGAAATACTATGAGTTCATTCGCAAACCTCAAGCGTCAATCAGGCAACTTAGACAAGCTTGCCAAAGCAGTTGAGGCACTTAATTCTACAGGTGCCGCAGACAACAAAGACAACTATTGGAAACCAGAAGTAGACAAAGCAGGTAATGGTTCTGCCGTTATCCGTTTCTTGCCTGCACCAGCAGTTGATGGTGATGACGCACTACCTTGGGTTAAGATTTTCGGTCACGGTTTCCAGGGTCCTGGTGGCTGGTTGATTGATAACTGCTTGACTACCAAGAACCAACAATGTCCTGTGTGTGAACACAATAACAAGTTGTGGAATTCTGGCATTGAAGCCAACAAAGAAATCGTCCGTAAGCAAAAACGTAAGTTGAACTACATTGCTAACGTGTATATCGTTTCTGATCCTAAGCACCCTGAGAATGAAGGACAAGTTAAATTGTTCAAGTTCGGTGCCAAGATTTTCGAGAAGATTACAGGTGCAATGAATCCTGCTTTCGAAGATGAGGTTGCAATCAACCCATTCGACTTGTGGACTGGTGCCAACTTCAAGTTGCGTATCACTAAAGTTGCTGGTTATCAAAACTATGACAAATCTGAATTCGCTTCAGCATCAGCATTGCTTGATGATGACGATGAGTTGGAAAAGATTTGGAAGTCAGAACACTCTCTTGCAGAGTTGGTTGCTGAGAAAGAATTCAAGTCTTATGATGACTTGAAAGGTCGCCTAGAGAAAGTTCTTGGCCTTAATGGTGAAACACCAGTAGCAAAAACTACTGTTGAAACTATCAAAGAACAGGCACGTAAAGCGCCTAAAGTTGAAGTTGATGATCCGCCATTTGAGACAGAGGATGATGACTTGGCTTACTTCAGCAAGTTGGCTGAAGACTAAACCCTCTCGAATTCGAAAGGTTATGACCCCGCCTAGTGCGGGGTTTTTTATACCGGTCTTACAAGTTTCTTAAAGATATTCTGTAATGTTGGATCATCCGTTCTAACAGTCACGGAACTATCCATAGTCACGGCCGGCGCAGAAGAACCACCACCTGCATTCACTGACTTAGAATTGTCAATTGAAACGACCTGGGGTGTACTAGGTTCTAAATTCATATCATTATTTTGACTGATAGCAGACTGTGCTCTAGTTCCAGTTGAACTTGGTTCTGGTGCCGCAGGAGATGCTGATGCTGCTGGTGCTGGTGCAGAAGCCGCAGGTGCAGCAGGTGTAGTTGGTGTTGCCGTTTGTTTAGGTGCAGCAGTAACTGGTTCTGCCTTCTTTTCTAATGTTTTATCCGCATAATCATTCGCTTGTTGCAATAGCGAATCTGGTGCCTCTTTACCATTTTTATCTTGGAAAGTTACACCACCAGTATCAAAACCCATAAACGTTTTCTTGTATCTCTTATAACCTTTTTTATTCATAAAGGTTGTTACAAGATTTTGTTTCTCTTTTACTGCGGCATCATATTCTTGTTTTGCTTTTGCTTGCTCTTCTGTTTCCATTCCAGATTCATTCAAAGCATCGTAATTCTCACGTTGTTTCTGTAATGCGGTGACCGCTTTAGCACCGCCTTGTTGTTGTGCTCGTTCGTCTTGAGAATTTTCTATTGCACCGCCTAATGTTTTACCTGCAAATACCGCCGCAGCAATACCACCAGCAATCAATGCAGCAATCAATGCTTCAGGACCAGTCAACAATGCAAACAACCATTTTGCGCCAGAGGAAAGTAGACCGAACACCGGACCTTTTAAGAAATTAAACAACGACTCAAACAAACCACCAGAGAAAAAGTCTTTTATCTTCTTCACTAATCCACCAAACATATTTTCAATAAAACCTTCTATCATCTTCATGATGTTATCAAACAGGCCACCGCCTTCTTTCTTCTGTGCAGTTACTGTAACAGTTTTACCACTGAAACCACCCAAGGCCTTGACTAAATCTTCATGCCATTTTTTACGTTGTTTTTCTTTATCAATGTTTAGATTGTGTTGAACCTCGTGTTGTTCTTTTTGTTCCTCCATATTTGCTTTTATGAGGTTATAAATCTTGGACATCACATCAGCAAGGCCATCACCCTTCTTCATTTTTCTACGGTCACCTTCAGACACCTTTGTGACCAATGGATTGATTTTAGCCTGCACTTGTCTTGCTTTAATTTTTCTACCGGTAAAATAAGAAATGTCTTCATTACTACGACCAGTCAGTCTACCCAATGCATAAGCACCAAGGCGACCACCAACCGCTCTACCAATGTTTAATGGGTCAAACTTTTCTTTGATTCGTGTGAACTTTGCAACTGTTTTGTCAGATATGGATGACCTAATTGAACGACCAACTCCTTCACCTGATATAATTCTATCTACAATAAGTGAACCAAGGCCTTTGTTTTTAAGGCCTTGCGCTCGTTGATAAGACATTTTATTTGCCATTTTAGTTACCTAATATTGCTGGTTTTTCTGATGGGGTTGGTGTTGTAATCACTTGTTTCTGTGGTGATGAACCGGAAACTATGTTAGTTTGTGTATTATTTACTACAACAGTTGTTCCTTTTGGTCCAGATTTCAAGTCTTTGTTTTCAATAGAAGAACCATTTAACTGGGAACCTGATGAAGGTTCTGCTCTGAACTCAGATGCAAAACCAGAAATTGATTTACTATACTCTTTTGCACCGCCTGTGGCATAACCTGCTGTGGCAACTTGTAAACCAAATTCTGCCGCAGAAGTAGATTCTCTTGCTTTCTTATATCTGTCAGACGAAAGGAAACCGACATATCTGTCAACAAACTCATCAAAACTATCAAACTTTGCAAAGTAACTCTTAACTTGTACCCAATGTTTTCCTTCTGACTCTGTTTGAGCAAAAGAACCTTTACCATACCACTCATCGATTGTGACCTGGCGTCCCTTTTTCATTATCTTATCAGTAGGACCTAAAACCTTTTCTAGTGTTTCACCAGATGCTTGTGCTCTTTTAATTTGTGCATCAGTATAACGTTCTTCAGTTAGAACATAATCACCTTTTTTGTCATTCTTTCCTGCTTTAATACCTGCATAGTTGTAAGGTGCAGATAGACTCTTACCACCACCAGATTCTGTTGACCATTGACCTAGAATTGCTTCTGGTGGTACTTTTCCACCAAGTTTCTCTGATGCTTTCTGAGCATAAGGATACATTGTTCTGGAGAATGCCTCTTTACTAGCAAATACACCGGCTGCACCAACTGCAACTTTAATTGCTGTTTTTGCTATACTTGGTGCGACAGAAACTGGTGCGGTTGTCGGTGCTGCAGGAGCAGGAGGCGGTGCCTTTGCTGCGGTTGGTGCTGGTTCAGCAGGTTTTTCAGCAGGGGCACGACTTGGTGGTGCTTCTTTGACTGGCGCTGGTGCCTTTTCTGGAACTTTCTCAGGTTGTTTCTTAACGAATCTACCCTTCTCATCTCTAGGAGGAAGTTCTTTCTTAGGTTTAACCTGTGCCTCTTTTGGAATTTTTGGTTGTTGTGCTTTCTTTATAGCATCCATCAACGCTTTGTGTTGTCTTTCCTCTTCTTCCCACTTACCTTCCTCAAAGTTTCTAGACAACTCTTTTCTGGTTCTTTGTTCTTCTATGTCTTGTTGTATCACGGCATAGATTTTAGAACCAATGTTGGCCGCAGAATCGCCTTTACGCAGTCTTGGTTTGCTTGCAGAAACTGCATCGGCATAGAAGTCTGGATTTACAGTACCAATTCTACTTACTGAATTGGTTTCTTCTTTGACTGTTTTCTTGCGTTTCAGTTTGATAAGGCCTTGAACAATCTCATCAGGACTCATAGTCGTTTGTTTGGCCAACATATCAACAATTTTCTCGTTGATGGCCGCACGCTGAGCCTCAAGGTCTTTTCTTTGACCTTGCAACTCATCTATTACTGATCCTAATTGTGACTTGTTACTCATCTACGTTCCATGTTTCTTTGTTTTATCTTCTCATTTTCTTCTTCAATATACTGAGCAAGCATAGTAACGTAAACTTCACGCTCCCAAGGTATCATACCTTCAAGT